TTTTCCGTTGCTTGTTTTATTTAGGATGTCCGCATTATCACCTTTCAACTGTTTAAGCTGTGTAGGTGTTAAATTGTAGCTCTGTATTCCGTATCCCGCTTGTTGTAGTGCAGTCATAGCTGATTGATTATTAATAATTAAAGTCTTTTGCGCATCAGATAAAGCATTGAAGTTACCATAAGCAACTACTAAGTTAGCTAAATCCATAGCTGAATTACCGGTATGGATAATTGCATTCTTTTCATTAACTGGTAAATTATTCCATTGCCCAGTTTGTACTAATGCAGCAATAATAGGCGCACTGGCATTGTCATTAACAATTGCATTTTTAGCCGGAATATCTAATCCTTGCCACTTATTTGAACTAGTTAATGCTTGAACCAATTGAGCAGTAGCCTTATCGTGAACTACTGCATTTTGTTCTTTCAAACTTAATTGATTCCACATTCCTGACTTTTGCATAGCTAAAACGATTTTGGCTGTTGCTTGATCGTGGATAATTGCATTCTTTTGAGTTAACGAAAGCTTATTCCAAGCCCCAGATTTTATCATCGCATCCACGATAGGAGCAGTCGCCTTATTGTTAATGACTAGTGATTTCTGTTGCATGGTTAATTTATTCCATTGACCTAAATTATTGAGTTGGTCAACTAACTCAGCACTACCCTTACCTTCGATAACAGCTTTCTTAGCGCTAACCGTTAGTTTGTTCCAGGTACCAGTTTTAGTGAGTAAGTCAATCATGTCTTTCTCACCAGATGTCTTGACTAAAGCTTCTTTATCTTTAAGAGAAAGTTTGTTCCACTCACCTGCATCGGTCATAGCTAATGCAAGTTCTTTTTGGCCCTTGGCTCGAACAATAGCGGTTTTCTGTTCAGGTGTTAGCTTATCCCAATCTTTAACCTTCTTAACGATTCCAGTTAATTCCTTATCACCTTGAACACGAATCATAGCTTTCTTATCTTTCCAAGGCAAAGAGTCCCAGCGTCCTGATTGAACTGCAGCTTCACCAATCATAGATTTAGCATTACTATCAATCTTAGCGTTCTTTAATTCAAACTTTAGTTTAGCCCATCCTTGATCAGTCTTGGCGGTATCATTAATAGTCTGCTGAGCATTAGTCTTAATCTTTCCGGTTTTTGGATCAAGCACCATATGGTTCCAATCGCTACCAGCTTTCTTAGCAACTGTGCCAATCTTTCCATATTCTTGAGCAATAGCTGATAGTTTAACTTTATGATTCTTTTGAGTCTTAGCTAAGGTATCATCAATATCACGCCATGAAACTTTCTCGTCTTTCATAAGCTTTTCAAGTGACGTTGAGTGTCTGGCATCATAACTATCTTCAATTTGAGCAATAGCACTTAAATTCTTGCTCAAGCTAGATTTGTGACCAGAACGTAACGTATCCATAGCTTTGTTATAAGCTTTCTCGGAAATCAAACCTTTATTTCGATAACCTTTTAGCGTAGTTGCTTGTTTCTTATATGCTGCTTCTTCTTTAATTGAAACCTTTTCGAGATTATCGATTGTGTCTTGAGCTTGACGTTCAGTTAAGCCCTTAACGTCACCATTAAGAGCTTTCATTACAGCAATCTTTTTCTTGCCGGTGATACCCAGCAATTTAATTTCATTCTCATTTAATTTCTGTTGAGAATTACGAATATAGGTTTGCTGTTCAGCGGTTAGTTGCCTTACATTTCCATTATGTGTTCTAAGAATTCCAGCCACATCAGAGCTTAAGGCCTTAGATTGAGCAACTATCTTATTATTTCCGGACTTTTGCTCATTTATAGACTTTTCAACGGTGGCACGAACTTGTGGTGGTAGACTATCTAAGCCTTTACCCAAGTCATTATTAATTTTTTTGCCAGTATTTTCAATCTCTTTGCCAATTCCTTCAAACGCTTTAGCGGCTGTCTTACCATTAGCTGTGGCACTATCACCAAAGCTATCTAATGCCTGACTGGCTTGTACATTAAATCCTTGTACTTTTGATAGTGACTTATCGGCAGAAGCACCAACATCTGAGCCCCAACGGCTGACACGCTGACTTGATTGATAGGCCTTCTTGCCGTAAGTTTCCCACCAAACTCCACCAGCTACCAATGCGGCGGTAGTCAATACGATTGCACCAGTAGCAACAGGATTAGCAGCAGCAAATGCTAGTACAGCAGAACCAGCAGTTTTAGCTTTGCTAGCAAAAGTTGTATAGGTGTTGGCTGTTCCGGCAACCTTTTCACCAGTTGATACTACCGAAGTTGCGGCTGCACCGGTCTTGGTAGCGAAGTTTCCACTTTCATAAGCAGTTTTACTGAATCCAGCTTTTAAAATGCCTAGTCCGGTAGCACCTTTACTGCTTGCACCAATCATTCGAGTCATTCCAAATAATGGACCTATGAACGCATGAGATAACACACCCAATCCTTTGGAAGCACCACCTAAAATACTTAACAGTGGTCCAATAGCGGCTGCAAATGCGGCAGTCTTAACAATTGTTTGTTGTGTGGACTTATCCAAATTTCCGAACGCCTTAACTACTTGAGTTGCATCTTTAACTAATGGCATTAACGTTGGTGTTAATTGATCACCAATAGTAATTGCTAGAACATGTAATGATTCTTTGAATTTAGCTAACTGTGCTGCGCTAGTATTATTCATTACATCAGCAATCTTTTTGGTTGATCCAGTAGCTTTTTCTGTTTTGCTTGTTAAATCAGTTAAGGCATCTCCACCTTGTGATACTAAAGCGTTCATACCAGCTTGAGCTTGAGTACCAAATGCGGTAGCAATTGCTGCGGCACGATTCTCTTTCGTCCAACCTTTAGTATTGTTCTTAATTTTATTTAATATTTCAGGAAGTGTTAATGTACCTTTCTTAAAGTCAGCAACATTAATACCTAATTCTTTGAACCCAGCAGCATTTTGCTTAGATGGTTTCATCAATCTAGTTAATGCTGAACGCAATGCTGTACCTGCGACTGCAATTTGTTATCATATGAGTTCTTTATCTCATATTTCATTATGTTTCCATAATGTTCAGACTATATTTCCACCCTAATATATAGGGGCTGACTCTTCGTGGATATTTCTCCATATAAAAAGGACAACGTTTTAAGTGTCCTAACTTAGGTTACTTTATCTAGTCGTTACGCCTTTCGCAAGTTTCCTATGCGACTTGGTTCGGTATTGTCATGTATAAATATTTATATTTAGAGTTCACCGAATTAAATCAGTTCTTTTTCAAAGAGATTACTCTCTAAGCGGGCCAGTGAGAGCAGGAATTTTATTATTCTCGTTAACCCTTCGATACCTTGATTACTCATTAAACCAATTGCTGCAGCAGTTTCTTCCAAACTGATTCCGGCTGCGTGAGCTGTAGGTCCAACATAAGTCATTGCATCGCCCATATCTTGGAATCCAGCAGCGGTTGCGTTGGCTGTGTAAGTCAAACTATCAGTTACACGCTGAGTGTTCTTTAACATTCCAGCTGTTGTCTTAGACTTCAAACCAAACTGTTCAAGTGTGGAAGTGGAAACAGTCATAACTGAATTAAAGTCATCTCCACTGGCCTTAGTAGCATTCAAAATACTTGGCATAGCACCTAGTGATTGCTTGGCAGAATATCCACGCTTTACTAATTCTTCTAGTCCAGAATTAATTGACTTGGTTGAAATACCATATTGAACTGACCACTTTTTAGATGAGTCAGCCATCTGTGTCATTTCACGTCTAACGGTTCCGGCAGACTCACCGTTGGCTTGTAATAATGGGCCAATGTTCTTGATCTGTGAATTGAAGTCAATTGCTGATTTGGCAGCATAACCAAAGCCGGCAACGATTGGAGCGGTAACACGAGTTGTCATAGTTGAACCCATGCTGCTCATCTTTTGACCGGCAGAAGTAGCAGCGGAACTGAATTTCTTCATTCCACTAGCTGCTTTATACCAACCAGTTTCTTGCTGTGCAATTTGACGGCCTAATCGACCCATTTCAGCATCTAATTGGTTAGCAGCATTCTTAGTTCTGTTGAGTGCAGATGCAGCATTTTGCTGTCTAGCAGTTAGTTTTGCTTGGTCGTCAGCAGTCTTAGCAGTTTGATTGCTTAATCGCTTATAAGTAGCCTCTTGTTCTTTCAATTTGGCACTATAATTACCCATTTGCTGTTGCAAAGTTGAGTAATGTGACTTCATTGAATTAAGGCTATTGCCGTACGCTTTAATGTAATTATCCTGCAGTTTCAACGCTTGATTAGTATTTCTAATTGTGGACATCAAAGCTGATGATGATTGCTTAAAAGGGTCAATATTTAAGCTGACAGTAGCAGCTAAATGTCCTAATGATCCAGCCATATCTTATCCCCTCTCTGATTAAATTTAGGCAAACAAAAAAGGAAACGCTTTATCGATAGTCGTTTCCTTCTCTTCAAATATATGGTTAATCCGTTTTACGTCGTCCATTGTCATATGGTCAAGGTCATTTAATTTATAATCTTGACCCATCATAGACTTGTAAAAATCATCAATTTTATTAAGCGAGTCCTTTAAAGTTTGCTCTGTTATTTTTTTACTTCTTTTTTATCAGTTTCAATATCATCGGGGTTTTCTGAACCCAAGCATTCATCAATGATACTTGAAATAATAGTTACATTCTCACCGTCAGCGCCGTTTAAGAAATCTTCTTGAGTAAATTGATTTCTAAAAAATTCGGATGCAAATTTAGCGATTTCCTTAGAGTTGTTATCTAAGTCCTTATCTGCTGGACCAGAATCTTTGCTATACATTTTAACTTGATGTTGTTGCAAAATTAATGCTCTAGTAATTTCCTTCAAAAATGGTGGATCAGTACGTTTAAATGATTCCTTTTTGCCATCAATTAATAATTTAACTTCATAAGCCATATATTTAATTGCTCCTTAAAATTATTCCGTCCACCAAACCGCTCTAGTGAGAGAGTATGCTCTTAATTACTAGTCATATTGGTTAAGCTACTAGTCATTACTATGTTTTACTCAACCAATCTATTCACCGGACTTGCCGCCACCAGTTGTAGGTGCAGGTGTAGGTGTATCTAAAGCTTTGTAGTCGTCTGATGTCTTAGGAAATACGAAGCTCTTAAACTTTTCTAAGTTAAAGTCAGCATTGTCTTCACGACCGATTGCGACCATCATTCCATCTTCTGAATCTCCACGAGGAGCAAATGTACCTGTAGTTTCATCAACACTTGGATCAGGAGTACCATCTACAGTCTTAGTATCAACGCCGGGTAGTGAGAATTTACCTTTAAGCATTGCTACGTGAATTTTTGTACCGTCATCCATTTTTGTGTCAAACATGATCGCGATATCATTAGGCTTTAGGTTCTTATTGTAGAGTTCAACACCATTCTTAACTTCGATTCCAAAGAAATCTTTTCTTGCGTCTGAAGTGATATCTAACAACTTGATATCCAAAGTGGCTTCTGAAATACCACCAGAAAGAGTTACGTATGGACCATCATCGGCCGCAATACCCTTCATTTCATTTTTCAAATCCATTTTAGCTTCAGTTAGTCCCGGCATTTTCTTAGGTCCGTCAGCCACCAAATCGTTTTCTACAACTCCGTAATAGAAGTTAGATGCACCAAATTTTGCTTTTCCCATTTAATAAATCTCCTTATTTTTTGTATTAAAAAAGGCCTTAGTCCTCGTTTGGACTAAAGCCTTGATATTCAAAGTTTCCTTGGACCATTTGTAGGTCCGTCATGTCAATATCACGCGTATGATTTTTGTAATAGCGCTCGTACCCGTGGTTATACATGTTTTCGTAAATCATTTGTTCTAACTTAATTAATTCTTTAGTTTTGTATCGCAATATCCAGAAATCGATTTGATAGCGTGGATATTCAATAGTCCTTCGATTGTCAGCATATAAAGCATCGTCACCCGGAATTGCAGTAATGCGAATCCACGGGGCATTGGAATTTTGGATAAAACTTTCTTGTGGTGTTCCTACATAAATCTGTGGTAGGTCTATTTTGCTCCCACGAATTTCGTTCATATAATCTTGAATATCGGTGTTTGAATTGAATATTTTGAAAATGTCATACTCGTTCAAATTAATCACCGACCTTTAAATTCTTGACGAAAATATTAAGCACACCGTCTCTAGTTTTTTCTTGAGTTTTCTCGATGAAATGCTGTGGGTCTTGCTTAGACGTTCCACTATTGGGAAAGTGAGCAATTAGTCCCTTTACCCTGTCATAACCAACTGGGACTTCATACTCGCCAGTCTTTAGTGACACACTTCCAACCTTCATATGGTCTCTTAATGGACCCTTGCCTGAATGGTCTTCCGTACTAACAGGAGTATCCTCGGCTAATGTTTCACCGAAATATTCACCACCCTCGCGAACCGCCTTACGCGCTTTACGATCATATCCAGATTGCAAAACTTGAACGTTGTGAAGTAATTCTTCCACGCCTGTTACGCTCATTTAGCATTCACCGCCTTACATTCAAGCTTTGTAAGGTCTCGTTTGTCGAAATCTTCATCGATACCTGTAATTTCATAAACAGACCCACGCCAGCGAACTTTCCATGTAGAATCAATCAAACGTTGTGGCTCAAATTTAATAGCGAAGTTAGGTGATTCCTTGCGATTACCAACTTTGGTCGTGGCGTCTTTAAACTCACGGATTGGTGTGTTAAGAACTTCTGCCCAACAACTAAATATTGGTGTATCTGTACCTGGAACCATCACACCGTCCTCGTTTTGAACTTCTTTATTGCTAAGGAATTCAATTCGTTCAGTCATATGTGTTAGTCTCATCGAAATCTACCTCCTCACTACGCAATTGGTTAATCACATTATTGATTGTTGTGTTTTGAAGTGGAAATCTCATGACTTCCGAACCATTTCCTCTGTAGTAGTAGTCCTCTTCTACATATTTCATTAAAGCAACAAAAAACCTGTGGTCAGAAATATAATCACTGGGCTTTTTGGTTGCAGAAATAGCATGAGAAATTTCACTAGCAGC